GGGCCCTGAAGCGCACAAGTTACCTACCGACAGAATTGTTTTTTGAGTTAGATGGCACACCCGAAAGCCACTGACGAGTACATCACGCAGACGGAACTTGCGAAGCGGCTGGGCATGACCACACCAGCGGTGGCCAAGCTGAAGAACGCTGGCAAGATCGTGATGGCCAAGCGCGACGGCAAGCAGTTGGTGGCGTATCAGGCCACATTGAAGCGGCTGGGCGAAACGCTGCACCCAAGCTACAGCCACAAAGGGCTGAAAGCCGTCAGGAATGCCGCGATGTCGGACGAAACCGACGCCGAACCGGACGAATACGGCGAAACCCACGTTACCCTGGCTGAAGCGCAGCGCCGGAAGGCGGTTGCGGCTGCGGCGCTTGCTGAACTGGAACTGGCCGAAAAGTCGGGCACGCTGATCGACAAGGCAGGCGCCGAGAAGATCATCTTCGAGTTCGTGCGCGGCCTGAGAGACGCCATCGAGAATTTCCCCGTCCGGTACTCGGCGCAGATCGGCGCTGAACTGGGCGCGCCTGCCGTGAAGGTAAACGCGGCGCTGAGCAAACGGTTGAAGGACTACCTTGTCGAGCTTGCAGACCGCCAACTACGGCTGTGAGAGTGTCCCCTTCTTTGTCGCGGATGCGCTGCGCCCCGACCCCGACCACACCGTCACGAGCTGGGCGGAAGAAAACGTCATCCTGTCGAGCGCATCGGCCGCGGAGCCTGGCCCGTATCGGGTAAGCCGCACACCCTACGCCCGCGAAATACAGGACTGCCTAAGCCCACACTACCCGGTGAACCGGGTGGTGTTCATCAAGGGCACGCAGATCGGCGGCACCCAGATCGGGCTGAACGCCATCGGCTTCTACATCGCGCACTCGCCGTGCCCGATCATGTTCATTCAGAAGACCGTGGATTCGGTCAAGCGCGTCTCGAAACAGCGCATCGCGCCGATGATTGCGGAATCGCCAGCACTGCGCGCCAGGGTATCGGATGCGCGGGCGCGGGATAGCGGCAACACCATGCTGCAAAAGGACTTCCCCGGCGGGACGCTGATCATGACCGGGGCGAACTCGGCTGTGGGTCTTCGGTCCATGCCGGCGCGGTTCCTGTTCCCCGACGAGGTGGACAGCTACGAGGCCGAGGCCGAGGACGAAGGCGACCCGATCAAACTGGCCGAGAGGCGGACGCAGACATTCGGGCATCGGCGGAAGATCTTCCTCGTCTCGACGCCGACGACCAAGGGGCGGTCGCGGATCGAAAGCGAATATCTGGCGAGCGACCAGCGAATGTATCATGTGCCGTGCCCGCACTGCGGCGAGACGCAAACGCTGAAGTTCGGCAACCTGAAATGGACGTGGGGCGATCCCGCCTCGGTCCATTACGTCTGCGAACACAACGGGTGCATCGTTTACGAGGCGTCCAAGGAAGACATGCTGGCCGGCGGTCAGTGGATCGCTGCATATCCCGAACGCAACGTCGCCGGGTTTCACCTGAATTCGCTGTACTCGCCGCCCGGCTGGATGGGCTGGGAGGAAATCGCGGCGGAATGGGAAGAAGCCAACGCCGACTTGAAGCTGGGCAAGCCTGAGAAGCACAAGACCTTCGTCAATACCATCCTCGCCGAGACATACGAGGACCGGGGCGATGCGCCGGACTGGCAACGGCTTTACGACCGCCGTGAAAACTGGCCCGTTGGCACTGTGCCTGCTGGCGGGCTGGTTCTCACGTCCTTTACTGACGTGCAAGGCGACCGCCTCGAAACGTCCGTCTGGGCGTGGGGCGAGGGGCTGGAAAGCTGGCACGTCGAGCATGTAGTGATCCGTGGCGCGCCGAATGAATCGGAGCCGTGGGCACAACTGGCCGATCTGCTGAACAACAGGACATGGCGCCACGCATCGGGCCACCTGATGCGGGTGACGGTGGGCATGGTGGATTCGGGCGCTTACACGTCCGAGGTCTACAAGTTCATCCGCTCCCAGGATGCGCGCCGGATACACGCCGCGAAGGGCCAGAAGGCTGGCAAGAACGTGTCATGGATCGGCGCCGACATCGATGACGCGGGCAAGCGCAAGCACGGCGGGCGGAAGATACGGAACATCGCCACCTCACAGCTGAAGCACGACTTCTACCGCCAGTTGAGGCTGGACAGGCCGACCGTTGAAAGCGGCGACCCGTTCCCACATGGCTACGTCCACCTGCCGGAAGCGGTTTCCGAGGATGGATGCCGCCAACTGGTGTCTGAAATCTACGGCTCTGACGGCAACTGGAACGTCAAGCAGGGCGAGCGCAACGAGTGGCTGGACTGCCGCGTCGGGGCGCGCGCCGCCGCCTATTGGGCGGGCGTGGACATCATGACCGAGGACGACTGGCAGAAGCTGCGCGAGGAATACGCGGGGCCGACGCCGGAACAGGTGGCGCAAGCCCCGGAACGACACCGCCGCGAGCCTGCCAAGCCCCAAGGGGAATGGATGGGCGGACGCGGCAAGAAATGGATCTGACATGGCCTTCACCCAGACGCAGCTAGACGCGCTTGAAAGCGCCATCGCGGCTGGCGTGACTGAATACCGGATCGGCGACAAGACTGTGAAATATGGGACGCTGGACGAGATGCTGAAGGTCCGCGAGATCATGCGCGCAGACCTTGGGCTGACCGAGGATGATGCCCCGCGCTACTCGACGGCTGCGTTCTTCCGCTGATGAGCATTCTTGAAAGGTTCATCGCTTCGGTATCCCCCGAGGCGGGCCTTCGGCGTGCCGTGGCCAAGGCCAAGCTTAACCTGCTGAGCGGTTCCGTGCGCTCGTATGACGCGGCCAAGGTGGGCCACCGGACGGACGGATGGACCAGCGTTTCTGGTTCCTCGGCAAACTCGGAGATATCGCCCCAGCTTCCGCGCATCCGGGAACGGTCGCGCGACCTGGTGCGAAACAATCCTTACGCGGCCAAGGCCGTCAACGTGCACGTCAACAATCTTGTCGGATCGGGCGTCATTCCGAAGCCGTCAGGCGGCACGCCCAAGCAGAACAAGGCTGTTCGCAAGGTGTGGGACACCTGGGCGGCACGCGCCGACGCTGATGGGATGCTGGATTTTTACGGCCTGCAAGCCCTTGTGGCCCGGACTGTGGTGGAATCCGGCGAATGTCTGATCCGCCGCCGCTCTCGCCGCCTGTCGGACGGGCTGGCAGTACCGCTTCAGATACAGGTTCTGGAGCCTGACTTCATCGACACCAGCCGCCAGGGCAGCACGTCCAGCAGCTACACCATCGACGGTATCGAGTTCGACGCGCTGGGCCGCAGGACTGCTTACTGGCTCTACAACCGCCACCCCGGCGACAACCGGGCCATGATGGTGGCTGGCATTTCGTCCAGCCGCGTCCCGGCTGAGGACATCCTGCACGTTTACGACAAGCTGCGCCCCGGACAAGACCGAGGCGTGCCGTGGTTCGCTCCGGTGATCCTGCGGGCGTGGGACTTGGCCACCTATGACGAAGCCGAGCTGATGCGGAAGCGGGTGGAAGCCTGCATCGCGGCCTTCGTTGAGCAGGAAGCAGGCGGTGACATCCGCCCATTGGGCAAGGTCGCCAACGGCACGAACACGGACGGGACATCGGGCGCGACCCGCCGCGAGAGTTTCGAGCCGGGGATGATCGAATACATGCGCCCCGGCGAGAGTGTGTCGTTCAACAATCCGCAGGGGACGGGCGGATATGGCGAATACATGCAGGTTCAGCTTCGCGGCATCGCTGCTGGCGCTGGCGTCATGTACGAGCAGATGACCGGCGATCTGTCGCTGGTGAACTATTCCAGCATCCAGTTCGGAAACATCGAGTTCCGCGCATCCACTGAGCGGCACCGCTGGCAGATGATCGTCTGCCAGTTCTCGGCCCCTGTCTGGGGCTGGTTCATGTCGGCGGGCTATGCGTCGGGTGCGTTGATCCGCCCTGACTTTGAAGCGGCATGGGTTGCGCCGCCGTGGCAGTCCATCGACCGCGAAAAAGACACCGCCGCCGACAAGGCACAAATCCGCAGCGGTCTTCTGCTGTGGGCGGATGCCGCCACCCGCAACGGCTACGACCCTGACGAGGCGATGGAAGAAATCGCAGCATTCCAGAAGAAGGCCGACGCGCTTGGCATCGTCCTCGACATCGACGTGCGGCAACGCGCGGGCAACGGCAACGCAGTAATCACAGGAGACACGGCTGATGCCGGAACGCAAACAGACGCCGGGAACGGTTGATCTGCCGCTACAGGTTCGGACGGGTTCCGTCCGCGCCGACAGCATCGACGTAGAGGCGCGCACCGTCGATCTGGTGTGGTCCACGGGCGCGGAAGTGCTGCGCCAGGATTGGTGGACGGGCAAACGCTACCACGAAAGCCTGTCGCTCGATCCCGCGCACGTCCGCATGGACCGCTTGAACAGCGGCGCGCCGGTTCTCGACACGCACGACACCTATTCGCTGGCGGCAGTCATCGGCGTTGTCCAGTCCGCGACTGTGGACGGCAACGAGGGCCGCGCCACCGTGCGCTTTGCCCGCACGCCCGAGGTCGATCCGATCTGGGCGAAGGTCGAGCAGGGCATCGTCCGCAACGTCAGCGTCGGCTACCGCGTCCACACCTACGAGAAGATCGAATCCGACGATGGCCCCGACACATGGCGGGCCACCGATTGGGAGCCCATGGAACTGAGTTTTGTCCCGGTTGGGGCCGATGCGGGCGCAGGGGTCCGCAGCGAAAACACCAAGACGTATCCCTGCACCATCCGGGCTTTGCCCGAGCCTGCTCATTCAGAGGAGACCCTTATGAGCGATGCCGTATCGGGCAACCCGCCCGTTGATGAGGCCCGTACCGAGACCGCCATTGCGGCGGCCATCGAGGCGGCCACCATCGAAACCCGCACCGAGAAGCACGCCAGCTTCAAGGAAGTCACCGCCGCCGTCCGTTCGGTCGGTCTGGATACCGAGTTCCGCGATGCCCTGTTCGGCAAAGTTGAGGACAAGGGTCTGACCATCGAGCAGGCCCGCGCAGCCATCTTCGATCACCTCGCCGAAAGGGACGAACAGGTGCGAACCGACAGCCACATCACCATCACCAAGGACGAACGCGACACGACCCGTTCGCTGGTCGAGAACGCCCTCATGCACCGCGCCGACCCGGCTGGTGTGAAGCTGGAAGACGGCGCCCGCCAGTTCATGGGCCTTCGCCTGCTGGAACTCGGCAGCGAAATCGCCCGCCGCGACGGTATCGACACGCGCGGCATGTCGCTGGTGGAACGCGCCGGCAACGTGCTGGGCCTGAACACCCGCTCGGGCGGCCTGCACACCACCTCGGACTTCCCGTATATCCTTGCGAACGTGGCGAACAAGTCGCTTCGCATGGGCTACGAGCAGGCTCCGCGCACCTTCCTGCCGTTCTGCCGCCGCGTGAACCTGCCCGACTTCAAGCAGGCCAGCCGCGTGCAGCTTGGCGAGGCCCCGGCGCTGAACGAAGTCAACGAGAACGGCGAGTTCACCTATGGGACCATCGGCGAAGGCCGCGAGGTCTACCAGCTCGCCACCTATGGCCGCATCGTCGCCATCAGCCGTCAGGCCATCATCAACGACGATCTGGGCGCCTTCACCCGCGTTCCGCAGTTGATGGGCAACGCCGCCGCCAATCTGGAAAGCAACACGGTCTACACGATCCTGACCGGCAATCCGACCATGGGCGACAGTGTGGCTCTGTTCGCCACGGCGCACGCTAACTTCCAGGGCACCGGCTCCGCCCCGGACGTGACCACCATCGGCGCGGCGATGACCGCCATCGGCTCCCAGACGGGCCTCGATGCGAGCACCTACCTGAACCTTCAGGGCCGCTACCTGATCGGCGGATGGCTGACCCACACGCTGCGGGCGCAGTACACATCGCCGAACTTCCAGCCGACCGCGCAGTCGGGCGTCAATCCCTACACCGGCCTGATCCCGATCACCGACGCCCGTATCACGGACACGTCCTGGTACGTCTCGGCTGACCCGTCCCAGATCGACACCATCGAGTACGCCTTCCTCGACGGCCAGGATGGTGTTTACACCGAAACCCGCATCGGTTTCGAGGTGGATGGCGTGGAGATCAAGGCCCGCCACGACTTCGCGGCCAAGGCCGTCGATTATCGCGGTCTTTATCGCAATGACGGCTCGGGCAACTAAGCACCCCCTCTGATTCAGGAGACCTGAAAAATGGCTACCAATTATGTTCAGGAGGGCTGCTTCGTCACGGTTGCTGCCCCCACCGGCGGCACCACGTCGGGCAACGCCTACCTTATCACTGGCATCTTCGGTGTTGCCTCCACCACCCAGCTTGTCGGGGTGGACGTGGAGCTGGCGACCGAAGGCGTCTGGACGCTGACGAAAGTCGGCTCGCAGGCGTGGTCGGTCGGTGATCGTATCTATTGGGATGACGCCAATTCGCGTTGCTCCAGCGATGCGGGCGCGGGCATCTACATCGGTGTGTGCACCGCCGCCGTGGCATCGGGCGCTGGCGACACCACCGGCAACGTCCGCCTCAACGGACTGACCCCGGCGCTGAACAACGGCGTGGTGAACGTCACCGCCGCCACTCTGACTGTCACCGCAGCCAAGCACGCGGGCAAGGTCGTCACGCTCAACAAGGCGGATGGCATCGCCGTCACGCTGCCGGCTGCGAGTGGAACGGGCAACACCTACAAGTTCTTTGTGGGTACGACCGTCTCGTCGGTTGGCACGACCATCAAGGTTGTCGGCAACGACACCATGGTGGGCAGCGCCATCAATGCCGCTGACGGCGGCGCAACTGCAGCGATGTTCGAGGCCAGCGGCACCGACGACACGATCACCATGGACGGCTCTACCACGGGCGGCATCAAGGGTGACTTCGTGGAGTTGATCGATGTGGCCGCCGATCTGTGGTCGGTGCGCGTGACCGGCTCCGCGACCGGCAGCGAGGCCACGCCGTTCAGCGCGACCGTTTCGTAACGTCTCTCCACTAAGGGCCGGGGCTTAACCGCTCCGGCCTCACTTCTTTTCGAGGCTCCCGACATGGCCAAGATCTTGATTGCTGCCACCGCCTTGGCGCTGGCAGCCTGCACCACCACGCCCGCTGACCAGAACATCCCCGCCATGAAGGTCAAGGCCGCAAGCTACGGCTTGGCGTGCCCCAAGGCTGACCCGCTGGTCACCTACGGCGGCGTATCCGAGGCGTCCGCTCAGTGGCCTTCTGCGGCGTTTCCGGGCGGGGTTATCAAGATGCCGCTCAAATACGCACAGCACGATTGGGCATCAGGTCCGCATGGCCACAACCGCATGGCCCATGAGGTCGCGCATACCTGCGGCGCTGACGAAACCACGGCGCGGTCTGTCGCCAACGCGTGGTGGCCCGTCGAGGCTGGATTCAATGGAGGGCTGCATGACTGACATGATCTGCGTTGCATTCCAGTTTGGCGAGGCTCCCTACATCCTAAACGATGCCCTGTGCCTGACGCAGGCGCAGTGGGACGCTCTCACGCCCGAGGAAGTCGCGGCGATGCAGCAGGCTCGATACGATAACTGGCGCGAGGCCATGACGAGGCCGCCGACGATTGATCCGCCGGAAGAGGTGATCTAGTGGCAAATCGGTACGCTGTAGGCACCGGCACTTGGGACGGGTCTAACACCGGCATCTGGTCCGCGACGAGCGGCGGTGCGACTGGTGCGAGCGTGCCCGGCGTAGGTGACGTAGCGTATCTGAATGCGAACAGTGGTGTGATCACGCTAGGCGCGAATGTTACGTGTGCGATCCTAGACCAGACGGGTTTTTCTGGCACGCTGGATTGGGCTGGATACAAGATTAGCCTAGCGTATAACAACGCGGCGATCTTCGCTGGCTCGACTACCTGCACGAACACCGGCACTCCGCTGATCGAATGCACCTATTCGGGGAGCGTGGGGCAGCGGACAATCACGACCGGCGCGGTAACTGAGGCCAACGCCATCAGTTTCAACATCACCGCCGGCACGGACGCTATTAACTCCCTCGCTGTTTGCCGTAATGTTAACTTTACCGGATTTTCCGGCAATCTGGTCAACAGCGCGCGCACCATCTACGGCAGCCCGACATACTCGCCGACGATGACTGCCACGCCGACCGCAAGTGCCACCACCTTCGCCGCCACCAGCGGAACGCAGGTCATCACGTCGAACGGCGTGACGATGGACTTCCCGATCACGGTGAACGCCCCCGGAGCCACAGTCCAACTGGCCGATGCGCTGACCATCGGCAGCACGCGGACGTTCACGCTGACGGCTGGCGGGTTGGACTTGAATGGGAAGAACCTGACGGCGGGTCTTTTCGACAGCAGCAACAGCAACGTCCGCAGCATCACATCCGGTGCGGGCCAGTTCTACTGCACATCTACGACGGGTTACCCATGGGGTGTTAGTACGATCACTAATCTGACCTTTGTTGATCGTGCCACGGTTAATATCACAGGAGCATCCACCGGGGTTGATTCCCGCGTAATCCAGTGCGGAGCGGTCGCTGAGACTGTATCACCGGACTTCAATATCACGGCTGGCGCTGGAACGGTGACGCTGACGGCGAGCGGCAACGACTCTACGCGCAACGTGAGCTTCATAGGCTTCTCTGGCGTGTGCTCAAGGATCGCACGCTCAACCTACGGCAGCGTGACAGCCTCGCCGACTATGACATTCAGCGCCTCGGCCACCGTCATCAGTTTCCTCGCCACCAGCGGCACGCAAGTCGTCACTACCAACGGCGTCACCCTCGACTTCCCGATCACGGTGAACGCCCCCGGAGCCACAGTCCAACTGGCCGATGCGCTGACCATCGGCAGCACGCGCTCGTTCACGCTGACGGCTGGCGGGTTGGACCTGAATGGGAAGAACCTGACGGCGGGCGCGTTCTCGTCCAGCAACGCCAACGTCCGGTCCATCACCAGTGGTGTGGGGCAGTTCTATTGCACAGTGGCGCCATCGTCTGGTACGAGTATCCCGTTCAACGTTAACGTCACAACCAACCTGACGTTCGTAGACCGCCCGACCATCAACCTCACAGGCAACGGGTCGGGAACCGCCATCCGTCAAATCTATGGGGTCGTTGGCCAAACAGAGGCATTGGCCCCTGACGTGAATGTGACGGCAGGGACAGACACCGTGGCTGCGCCGGTCACTTCAAATATGCCGATCCGAAACCTAAACTTTACCGGGTTCTCGGGCGTGTTATCGAGTGCTGTACGCACCCTATACGGCAACCTGACGCTATCACCAACAATGACTGCGACAGCGACAACCAGTGGCACCACTTTCGCCGCCACGAGCGGCACGCAGGTGATCACGTCGAACGGCGTGACGATGGACTTCCCGGTAACGGTCAACGCGCCCGGCGCGACCGTGCAGTTGGCTGATGCGCTGACGATGGCCGCAGGCCGCAGGCTGACCCTGACGGGTGGCACATTCGACGCCAACAACAAGAACGTCACCTGCGGCAACTACTCGGCAGGCGGTGGTGCAGTCACCCGTGCGACCCTCATGGGCAGCGGAACGTGGACGATCCTCGATGCAGGCTCGGCATGGGATACGCAAGCTGCGGCCAGCCACACGTTTACGCCCGGAACTGCCACGATCCTCATGACTGCGGCAACGGCCAAGATTTTCACGAGCGGTGGTAGGACGTACTGGAACCTCAGCAACGGCGGCGCGGGGTTTATCTCCATCGGCAACGGCGGCAGCACGTTTAACGCTCTGCAAAACACTGTAAGCCCGACAGGCTTCACGCTCCCGGCCAGCACGACCACCACTGTATCCGCCTTGAGCCTAGCGGGCACGGCGGGCAATCTGGTGACCCTGCAAAGCAGTTCGGCAGGCACGCGGGCTACCCTAAGTAAGGCCAGCGGGACGGTCGATGTTTCGTATCTATCCATAAAAGACAGCGCGGCGACGGGCGGGGCTACGTGGCAGGCAAAGCCGCACAACGGGAACCTGGATGCGGGCAACAACACCGGCTGGACGTTCCCGTACGACACCGTAGCGGCGGCATCCATGGCCATGACGGCCTATGCGCCCGGCGTGGAAATCAACGTGCCGATGCCGATGGCGGGCATGACGCTCACGGCGTTTCTGCCATCGGTTGAGATCGTCATTCCTGCGCCATTGGCGGCAATGACCATGACCGCTTACGCGCCGACTTTTAGCGAAGAATATCTCGGCTCGCTGGGCGGTGTCGTCCGGGTGCGCCCGGCGCTGTCTGGCGCCATTACAGTTCGGCCCGCGCTGTCCGGCCAGGTCAGCATCAACTAGGAGGCCCAATGGCCATCTCAATCACGCTTTACCCGAGCTTTAAGACCAAGCTCGGGCAGAAGGCCATTGCGCTCAACGCCGACACGTTGAAGGTCGCGCTGCTGGGTGTTGGCGCGTCCTACAATTCCGCGCACGACGAATGGGCGGATATCTCGGCGCAGGAGATCGCCAACGGCAGCGGCTACACGACAGGCGGGCTGACGCTGACCAACGTGACGTGGACCAATAACGCCGGAACGGTGACGCTCGACGCCGACGATGCAAGCTGGACGATCACCGGGTCGGCGGTCAGCGCCTACAGCGCGGCAATCGTGGACACCACGGCCAGCGGTAGCCCGCTGATCGCTTTCCTCGACCTGGGCGGCATCAACACGGCCAGCCCCGGCGCGCTGTTCAAGCTGCCGTGGAACGCCTCTGGCATCCTGACGCTGGCGTAATCATGGCAGCTACCGACGTTCTTTATGTGGGGTCAGACAACCTGATCTCTGTGGAAAACCTGCGCCTTACGTCCACTGGTGGCTATCTGACCACGGCCACGGTGACGCTGACAAAGATCGAGGATTCGACCGGCGCAACGGTCAGCGGCTCGACAGGCATCACCTTGTCCTATTACGGCACGAACGGCGTCTATCACGGCACGCTGCCGGATAGCGTCTCGCTGACTGAAAACGCGGAATACACGGCGGTGATCACGGCGGTCTATTCCAACCTGACCAAGACATGGCGGCGCACGCTGCGCGCCCGATACGCGAACCAAGGCGAATGAGCATCTTCACCGCACCGCTCGCGGCCATCTTTGCCGGGCCGATGGGCGAAACTGCGCGCTATCGCCCGCGTGTGGGCGCGGCGTTCGCCGTCAAGATGATCCCGGTCACGGCCGGCGACAGCGAGATGCAGATCGCGGGGGCCATGGTGGTGCCGGAACTCATCTACGAGGCCGATGTGGCGCAGTTCGATATTGCACCGCTTGAGCGCGACACCGTGCTTTTTGGCACGACATCCTATTACGTCAAGTCGGTCCAGAAGGTTAACGACAACCTTGTTTACCGCCTCTCGCTGGGCACCACCCGATGACCGTTGCGATCCGCGAACAGGTGATCCGGGCCTTTGCCGCGCTCCTGGCAACCCTGACGGACGAACACGGCGATGCCGTGACGGTCGATCGTGGGCGGGATACGCCTGTCTCGTCGTTTCCCTGCCTGGTCATCGCGGCCGGCAGCGAGCGCGGCGAGGAGCCAAGCTACGGCCAGCTCGACCTGACCATGACCATCGAGGTCTATGGCTACATCCAGCAGGCCGCCGAGGAAGGCGACGTGGACGCGGCCGGCGCTGACTTTGAGGCCGCAGTGAATGACCTTTACGCCCGCACCGTGCAAGCCGTGCTGACTGAGCCGCGCACCCTGGGCGGCATTGCCGTCGATATGCGGTTCCTGTCCATGACGCCTGAAATCGCCATGGACGCCGCGACTAACAGCGGCTCGTTCACCATCGAGTTCGAGATCCAGTACTGGACCTCAAGCGCCAACCCCTTCTCGCAAACAACCGGAGGCTAACCGTGTATCACGCGGTTTCAACGACGGACGGCCGCGTGCCGCCCGAGGAAAAGCTGCGCCTGGAAGCCATCCACGGCAAGGCGCTGGCGGCTGAGATCGTCGCCGAATCCGAGGTGGCAAACGCCTCTCCTGCAAAGCCCACGAAATCCACCCTGGCCGCCCCGGCTGCCATTGATAACGGAGATGCCTGATGGTCGCCTATGTGCGGACACGCCCCCAACAACTTCTGGCCAAGGTGGAAGTCACCGAAGGCACCGATGTTACGCCGACGCTTGCCAGCAACGCGGTCAAAATCGAAAACATCAACTGGACGGAGACGCCTAACGTCATCCAGTCCAACGAGCATTCCGGCGCCCTTGACGTGTCCGCGCCGATTGTCGGCGGCGTCAAGACGACCGTGACCTTCGACGTGTGGGTCAAGGGCCGCTCGACCGGCTCGACCGCTCCCGAATTGGGCGTGCTGCTCAAAGGCTGCGGCATGGCTGAGACGATCACCTCGACCTCGGTCCCGGCTGCCCCCGAGGCGCTGGCGGCTGGCGGTTCGACCACGACCGCCGTCCTCGGTGCGTCCGCGACCGGCACCGCCGATCTCTACAACGGGATGCCCATCACGTTCTCCAGCACGGTCGCGGGTGACAGCTTCATCGCCGACTACACCGCTGCAAAGCTGGCGACCCTGACCGACACCATGAGCGGCGCGCTGGTCGCCACGTCCAACTATGTCATCCCGATCAACGTGGTCTACCGCTTCGCATCATCGTCCATCGCGTCGCTGACCCTGTGGGCCTACCGCGACGGCAAGAAGATGATGGGCGTCGGCTGCCGTGGCACCTACACGATGCAGTGGGTTAACGGAGAGGGCATCAAGTTCTCGTTCTCGTTTATGGGCGTCTGGGTGCAGGCCACCGACACGGCGCTGGGCACGGCGACTTACATCGACACCAACAAGATAATCTGGCGCGGCACCTCGTCCGCTGTCAGCCGCATGCGCTGGAACCGTATCCTCGCACAGTGCAAGACGCTGAGCTTCGATTGCGGCAACACCGTGATCCACCCGGACAACCCGGAAGCCGTCGAAGGCTTCGATCCCGCGCAGATCACGCTGCGCAACGCTTCCGGCTCGTTCGATCCGCTGGAAACCCTGCTGGCCACCCGCGACATCTTCGCCGACATGCGCGCCAACACCACCCGCATTCTCCATGCGCGTGCTGGCTCGGGTGCTGGTTCGCGTGTCGCTGTCACGGCTGCCAATGTGCAGGCCACCCAGAACAACCAGGGCGGCGACCGCGACGGGCTTTCCACCGAGGCCGTCAACTTCCGCTGCACCGGCGATAACGACGCTTTCAGCATCTGCTTCTACTGAGCAGCTACACTCAGCCTTAGCCCGAGAGCCTTTAGCACCTTGGCGACGGTCCCGAACTTGGGGTCGCCATTGAATGCCTTATACAGGCTCTCGCGGCCAAGGTTGGCGTCCCTGGCGATCTGCGTCATGCCGCGCGCTCGGGCTACTGTGCCCAGCGCGCGGATGAAGAATTCGGGGTCGCCATCTTCAAGAGCGGCCTCAAGATAGGCGGCGCAATCCTCGTCGTTTTCGAGGTATTCGGCCGCGTCAAACTTGGCGATTTCGATCATTTCAACTCCTTTGCCATGGCCTTGGCGTTGCGAATGTCTCGGGCCTGAGATGACTTGTCGCCGCCGCAAAGCATGATCACGACGACCTCGCCTTTCTGGACGAAGTAAAGGCGGTAGCCGGGGCCGTAGGTAATGCGGATTTCGCCGACACCGTCGCCAACCGACTTCACGTCGCCAAGGTTTCCTTCGGCGGCGCGCTCCAGCCGAACAATGACCCGTGCCTTTGCCTGACGATCCCGCAGGTTGCGAAGCCAGTCGGAGAATTCAGCGGTGCGGCGGATTTCAAGCATGTCTAACTGTATCCTATCAGATACGGATGGGCAACAATAAATGTAGCCTCACGGATACAAATCCTACCCCGACACTAGCCGTCCCGCTGCTTTCCTCCCCGGTGTGCAGCGGACCCGATAGGGGCTGGAGTCGGGTCCAGCCCCTATCACCTATTCCCGATAGATAGGATACTTCAATGATCACCTCTGCAAAGCAGGTGGACAGGTTCACGCCTGTTGACCATCTGGACGAGGACGGCAAGCCGCGTCCTGGTGCAGTCGTCTATCTTATCAAGACTCCGACGCTGCAAGCCCGTGCTGAATGGCACCGGCACCTGTCGGATCAGGGCGCGAAGCACGTCTCATCGGATACGCTCTATGCGTCCATGCGGCGTGGCATCAACAAGGTCGTCGCCGAGGACCAGCGCGCCGAACTGCTGGCCTTCCTCGATGAATACGAATCCCGGCTGACCGAATACCGCGATGAGATCATCGACGCCAATATCAGGGCGGAAGGGCTGGAAGATGGCAGCGAGGAAGCCAAGGCCATCGGCGCCGAACTGCTGGAAACCTTCGAGAAGATCACCGAGCTGAAAGACCAGATGGACGATCTCGAAGGCCAGATGCGGCGCATGTTCCCGCCCTATGGCCGCAAGTACGGCGAACAGCTTTTCTGGATGCAGATGGCCCCGCTCACCGCAGCGGCGATGTTCCTTGTAGGCGCGGAAAACTCCGAAATCGAGATGAGCCGCACCGCAGGACTGGTATCAGATGAGACGCTGAGCGCTCTGCCGACCGGCCACGCGCTGGAAATCGGCTGGCGCGCCGTGGGCCTGATGAACGCCATTGGCGACGACGCAAAAAACTCCGATGGGCCTTCTTCATCCGCCAGCAAGCCGAAGCCTTCGGCCCGGACGAGGACGGCCCGTGGGACATCTTCGGCGAGCAAGTAGACACCAACCCGGTTGACGACATCCCGGCCTGGTGCTGGGACATGCTGACGCTGTGGGGTCTGTGCCGCTCGCCGGAAGGCGGATACCTGCGGATGCCGGATGAAGGCGGCGTGAACGATCAAGCCGCGTTCGTCATGTCGGCGTTCAACGCGCTGGATCATGTGATGTCGGATTATCAGGACTGGAAGAAGTCGGCGCGGGATGGCTAAGGCTTCCTGGCGCATGTGTCAGGAGATCCACAATGCACGCCGTCGCCAAGTTCATCAGCACGGTAGCAAAGGATCTCCGCGACGACCTGGAATATCGCAAGAAGGCTCAGGCCGAAGGGCTAAGGACGGCGGCACGCGGGCTTGAGAAAGACTTGGAGAGCGCGGCATCGTCTAGCGGCCTTGGCCGTCTGTCACGCGCGTGGGCGTCCGCAGCCTATCCCCGGAAGGGTGTTGGCTCGTTAAGTGCGTCGGCTGAAATCTTCGTGAAGGGCAGCCAGCACACACAGGACGCCATGTATGCGTTCAGCCACGGATCGACCATCCGATCTGGAAGCGGTTTCTTCCTGCTGATCCCGACAGAGAACGCGCCGAAGGTGGGCTTGGGCCGCGACCGTGATAAGCGGCTGGCGGCTGCCGAGGCTCGGTATGGGAAACTGCGGTTTATCTATCGGCGGGGCAAGCCGTCCCTTTTGGTGGCCGACAACGTGCGTGCCCGAAGCGGCAAGCGCGGCGGGTTCGCAAAGGCTTCCGTCAAGGCGTCCGCTGCCGGAAACGTCGCCACCATCGTCGTCTTCATTCTCGTCCCAGTCGTGACGCTGCGGAAGCGGTTCTCTATCGCCCCGCTCGAAGCGAAATGGCGCGCGCAAATCCCCTCGATGATCGCCAACGAATATCAACGCCTGTCAGGAAACCGCAGTGGCTGAAACACGCAATACGATCCGCTGGGATAGCGTCGGCGCTGACAAGGTAAAGCGCGACTATGCCGACGTCCGCACCGCGAACGATGGCGCCGCATCGGGCTTCAAGGCGACTGGCGCGGCTGCGACCCAGGCGGGCGGCGGCATCACCAACCTTTCAAACAGCACCAAAGGCTATGCGGCGCACGCCGAGATTGCTGCGAAGTCTAGCAACCTGTTTAGCGTCGGCCTGGCATCAATTGCACGCTCGGTTGGTGTTGGTGCGCTTCTCGCGGGCGCTGCGGTGGGTATCAAGGCGGCAGTCTCTGCGCTTGATGACCTCGGCGACCAGGCACAGCGCGTCGGCCTGACGGCGGTTGCATTGCAGGAACTTCAGAACGCCGCGCGCCGCAGCGATGCTGATGTAGCGACCCTGAACAGTTCATGGGAGAAGTTCACCAAAGCGACCGGCGAGGCCACCCAGGGCAGCGGCAAGCTCAACGACATCCTGAAACAATACAATATCGCTCTCCGCAATTCAGACGGCACCACGCGCTCGACGATGGCGCTCTATCTGGAACTGGCCGACGCGGCCAAGAAGACCGGCGACAGCACCGAGATTGCCCGTATCGCCATTTCAATGTTCGGCAAGGAAGGTATCGGCCTCGCCTCGATGGTGAGCAAGGGCGCGGACGGTTTCCGAGAAATGTCCAAGGAAGCCCATGAAGCCGGCCGCATCGTCAGCGAAGACCTGGTGCAGGCCGCTGGCGAGATGCAGCATAAATACGATGAGGTGCTGGACACGCTGACGGCCAAATGGCGCACGTTCGCCGTGGTCGTGGCGCAGAGCCTAAATCTGGTGGACAAGACCGAACGCCAGCAGGCGCAGCGGTCCATCGATATTCTGCAACCCCAGCTTAAAGCGCTGAATGCCCGCATCGCCCGTGGCCCGGATGCGAGCGACCAGTCGGGTTTTGACCAGTTGCGCGGCACTGCGACCGCGAAGGCTGAGGCTGAATATCAGAAGTTGTTGGTGCGCCGCACCGATCTGGTTCGGACGCTGCTGGACCTCAAGACCAAGATGGTTCAGTTGGACACGGCGCCGGTCGATCCGGGCTTCGTCGCGCCTGAGAGTGAGGGGGATGCATCGAAGCGCGATGCGGAAGCCACCAAGGCCGCCGCCGCCCGAGAGAAGGCCCAGCGAGAGGCCGCAACCGCGCTGGCCGACCGCCTCCGGTTCGAGGGCGAGGAATTCGCCCAGATGAACAAGATGACCGACGCCATGATGAAGGGCGTTGATGCAACCAATGACGCCACCGACGCTCGGAACGCTTATCAGGCATCGCTAGATGATGAACTGCGCCTGCTGGGCATGAGCGACCGCGCACGCGCCATCGAGATCGAGCGGCTTAACGCAGAGACGGAAGCCGTTGGCATCCTGGGCGAGGCGCGGGCCGCCGAACGCGCCAAGTTCGTCGCCGATGCGATGGCCAAGCGCGGCGCGATCTATGACCAGCAGCAGACGATAGACGCCGCCAAGAAAGCCGCCGAAGAAGTTGACGCCATATGGGAGCAGGCCAAATCCGGCATCTCCGATAGCTGGTCTGACCTTTGGTTCGACATCTTCGACAAGGGCAAGTTCAAGTTCGGCGACTTCGCCAAATCGCTCAAGTCGATCTGGGCGCGGACCATTGCCGACATGATCGCGCTTAGCACCCAGCAGAGCATCGTCCAGCCCTTGTTCAACGCCATGTTTGGCGGGATGCAGGGCGGCGGGACGGGTGCTGCGGGCACGCGGGACGCGCTGTCATGGTTGACAGGTGGTGGAAGCGGCAAGGGCGTTAATGGTGACTCCATGGGGTCGCTCGCTGATCTGGGCGACGGCTCTGGCCTCAAGGTTTCCAACGGTGCTCCTACTGAATTCCAATCCCAATTGGGCAACGCAATGCGTGGTGCTGCAATTGGCGGCATGGTGGGAGGCGGCAAGACCGGCGCGGCTCTCGGTGCTGTGGGTGGCATGATAGGGTCAGCACTCGGCCCCATAGGCAGCATGGTCGGTAGCGTCATCGGTGGCCTGATTGGCGGGCTGATGAAATCCACGCCGAAGTCGATCAGCTCCTATGGAACATCCGGCGTGACGGATTCCATGGCCGCTGGCGGCCTTGACGTGAAGATCGGCAAGGACATGGCCTCGGGCGTGCTGCGCGCGCTGCGGACCTTCTCCGAGCAACTGCTGACGGGTATCGAGAATGATGAATTCCTCGGCATCGTCGGCCAGCGCGGCAAGAAGTTCTTCTTCCAGTCGCAGCAGTCCGACATCAAGAGCGCGGGCAAGGGCAAGTACGGCGCGGTGAAGTTCGACAGCGCCGAGGAAGCCATTGCCGCAGCTATCGAGGCCGCGATCAACTCGGGCGTGGTGAAGGGTCTGACCGACGCCGACAAGAAGCTGATGCGCGCCGCTGGCTCGGTGGAGCAGGCGATGCAGGACGTTATCGCGTCCCACGACTTCAAGCGCGAGTTGGACTTCCAGTTCACCGGCCTGTCTAACCCTCTCTCAGAGGCGCAGGCCCGGCTTGAATTCGAATACCAGCAGCAACTGATCCTCGCGGACAAGTACGAGGCCGACAAGACCAAGCTGGAAGCCGTCTATGCCCAGAAGCGCCTTGATCTGGTCAAGCAGTACAATGACCAGCAGAACGCGGCGATGGAGCAGAGCCTCGGCGGCCTGAAGGCGTACCTGTTCGACCTGACGGGCGGGTCCGCGTCTCCGCTGTCGCCGACCAACCGGCTGAACCTGGCGCAGAGCAACTACAACAGCATCAAAAGCCGGGCGCTGGCCGGGGATAAGGACGCCATCGGCCAGCTTCAGGGTGCATCGCAAGACTTCCTCAGTGCCTCGCGGTCGGTGTTCGGCTCTGCCTCGGGCTTCCAGACGAACTATCAGAACGTGGTCGCCACCCTGTCGCAGATCACCGGCTCGGCTAATCCTCTGGGCGCGGCGAACAACAACGCAGCGGCGGCGGTCAACGACAACACCCGCGTGCAGTCTGCCTACGCCGAACGTGCGGCAACCCAGCGCGCAGACACGAACGCCAAGCTGGACACCGTGATCTCGCTGCTGGCCGCATCGGCCAATCGAGGCAGCATGGCACCGACGCAAAATGGCGTGGTGACGGTCGGCACCGTCGATTGGGCATCCATCACTCAGGCGGTCGCTTCGATCCGCTGATCCAACAGGAGATACCAATGGCCATCGGGTCACTCGCACTTAACACCACCGTCACGACCACAGGCGCTCCCGCGTGGGACGTAAAGGCTGCTGCAACCAATGAACCAGCCGTTATGGAACTGGGGATCAACCTGGGCGCGGCGACTGCATCGACCTACGGCGTCGGTCGGTCGGCTAATACGCCCACCCAGTCGTCCACCACGCTGCTGCAATCGGAAGACCCCGACCGGCCCGCGTTCGTGACTACCTGTGCGGTAACGTGGTCGGTCGCGCCGACGATCCCCAGCCCGTTCCTGCGCCGCGTCGATCTGCCGGCCACGCTGGGCGCTGGCATTATCTACACCTTCCCGCGCGGGCTGATCCTGGGTGCATCCGGCCCGTCGCTGGTGATGTGGAATCTGGCGACCAACTCAGCCGACACCAACGTCCATGTAGTTTTGGACGAGTAGCATGTACGCCGAGGCCACCCGCGACCCTGACGACCTGTACGGTGACCAGACGGTTGCGGTGATTGAGGTCCGTATTCGCCGCAACGGGGCCATGTCGGTCGCTGGCAGCATCAATGACGAGGCGTATGCCGTCGCCATGTTGCAGCACGCCATCGACAGCGTGCGCGACCACAACGCCCGGAAGCATCTGGGCGAGCGTGGCGGGCTGCTGATATCGGCTAAGGACACGGGCATTTGACACGGTTTCTCGGCGGCAGCGACTGGCTATCGGATGACGCCCGCTGGGGCTTGTCGTCGTGGGACTACTATCGGCGCGGGCCTGCAACTGTCCGCGATCCTCGTCGCTGGTCAACGCTATGGTCCCGCACCCGCACGGATGCGCTGTCTGGGTCATGGGCAGAGTGGCAGATCAACGGCGCTGGCAAGCGGCTGGTCTATGCGTCATCTGTCTCCGACGCGGGCAAGGTGTGGCTGGTCAAGGCCACGCCCTATGACCCGGTGGGCGCAGCGGAAACCACCGTTTATTTCTCAGCCGGGCGGCCTGACATGGCGGCCCCGGTTTATGACGGCGTGCTGTGGCCGGCGCGGCTGACAACGGCGATCAGCACGCAGGTATCGGTATTCGAGGGCGAGTTCGGCGGCGGCGTCCCGACATTCGGCGTGGTGCAGATCGCGCTTGTGGCGGGGGAATATGACAGCCTGCTCGACTATTACTGGGACGGGCGGGACATCTTCATCTATCGCGGCAGGCAGGATGCGGGTGGCGTGTCGGACATGGCGCTGGTGTTTAAAGGCACTGTCCGCTCCGTCCAGTGGGACCGCTACACCCTGACGATCAATCTTGCCGATTATGGCGAGGTGTTACAGAAGCCGATCCAGACGACGCTTTACGCTGGGACGGGCGGCGCGGAAGGCGGATCGGACCTGACAGGCAAGCCCAAGCCGCTGGCGTTCGGCACGCCGAAGAACATTGAGGCCACGCTCGTTGACAGCGCCTATCTGGTTTACCAGTACCACAGCCGCCAGGCTAACGGCGTTGACTGGGTATATGACCAGGCCGTCGCCATGAGCCTGAATGCCGACTACACGACATACGCCGACCTGATCGCGGCGCTGGTGCCACCGGGCAAATACGCCACCTGCAACGCTCTGGGCCTGTTCAGGCTTGGCGCCACCCCGGTCGGGCCGGTGACGGCGGATGTGACCGGCGATGCAGTTGGCGGCTTCGTCTACCGGGCGGCTGATATTATCGCCCGCATTGCCGACGACTTCACCGATCTGGAATCCGGCGACCGGGACTGGTCCGCGTTCTCGCGGCTGAATTCCAGCAACGGCGCGCCGTGTTCAATCTACGTCGCAACGGGTGACAACCCTTCCGCTGCGGATCTGTTTACGCAGTTGATGGTGTCGGTGGGTGGATTCTGGACG